TATTAGCTGTACTTGTTGCACCTGCTGTAGCATTTTCTTCTAAAGAGCGTTTTACAGTGGCATTTTTACCCTTAGCTTGTAGTTTACGAGCTACATTACTAGCATGACTGTGGGAATCAAAAGACTTCCACTTGCGACCGTCAATGTGTACATCATGCGGGGAATCATCAGAATCTTGTTCTTCTCTATCCCACCCTTCGTCATTTGCTCCGCCATCTTGTTGATATGCTAGACTGTCTTTGCGACCAAATCCGCTTACGCTACTGTCGTAATCACGTTGGTAAGCATCTCTACGGCCACGTATTTCTGATAAAATTTCCATAATTTTCATATTATTTTCCTACCTTCTTTTCGCCTGTCAAATAAGGCAAACTAAACCAAAGTTGAAACCATTCAGGAGTGCCGGGTCTAATACTGTGTTTTCTTTCAAGTTCCTGATTTTGCATTCCTGTTACTGATATATTACTGCCTTGATTAGCACGATACTCATGTAATCGAGCTTCGCCACCTAATCCGCCTAGTCCTGCTAGTGCTTTAAGTTCGTGTATGGGATCATTAGGCGCAAGATAACAATCGTCATCTGACGTTTGATTTAAATCTTGTGTTGTGATCTTGTATTGTTTCATTTTAAACAGCTTCTTAACATCCAACTATGCTTTTTATGTGAGTCTTGGCGTCCAGCAAGGAAATCTGCTAATCCATGATCTCCGTTTGCTTCGGCCATGTCAAACACTACTTTGTATAATTGTGCCATCTTTTCGCTATCAGCTAGTAGTTCGCGTAACATAGATTGAAAATCTGTTATTTCGTTTTCGTCTTGCACTAGAGATAGCATACTAAATTTTTGAAGACTAGCGGGTGTGTATATTTGTAATGCACGAAGTTCTTCAGCAAATGTATCAATACTGCCGTAGACTTCTTCGTAAATATTTCCAAACAGTTCGTGTAACTGTACAAATAAAGGTCCTTCAACATTCCAGTGAAAGTTTTGTGCTTTGAGCACAAAACTATATGAGCTAGCAAATGCTGTTTTTAATGCCAAGTGATATTTTTCGTCCATTTTAAATTCCGTATTTGTTCTTTTTAACTTTTGCCACTGCGCTAGTTTTATTTACATCAGCAACCTCTTCACTACGCTTACCGGACCAGTTTTCAATAGTTCCAGCACCAACTTGTAGTGCGGCCGCTTTGACCATTTCAAATTCTTCTTCAGTATACGAACTAATCAACGGATCTCCGCCAATCCAGTTGTCAGCTTCCATCTTAGTAGGGAATGTTGGAGCACCTGCTAGTGCGATACCCATGCGATAATTCATATATGCACCGCCACTGCCGGTACTCATATTTAAACCAGGAAGCGTACTAGCATTTCTCATAGCCGCTTTGTGGGTAGGATCAATCTTTTTCATTCCACCTTTACCGGCCTGTTTAGTTTCAGCAACTTCTGCTTTCTTAACTTTTTCTGGATATTTTTTAAGGAAGTGTGCAACTAATTCAAATGCAGGTAAGTTACGTTCGTTAAATTCAATTTGTGTATTTGCATCAATACCCATTTCTTTATAGAACTTTTTAGGATCCCCGGCACGTACTGCGTTGCGTAGCTCAGTAGAACTTGCTAGTCGTTGTGTTTTAATGTGGTCAATCTGTTGGAATTTATATCCACCATGTTTCTGCTCCATGATGCCGTTATACTGCGTTAATGTTTTAACTAACCAGACTACGTGTCCAGCAACTGCCGGAAAAACTGCGGCCATGCATTGTAATTTAACATCATAAGGTAATGGATTATCTGCATTTTCTGTAGATTGATTAGTTCCAATAAACCAAATAGGATTAGCACTGGCCGCCTTCCATACTGCTTTATGGCCTTTATGTGGAGGATTAAAGCGACCGTAACTGATACCAATAGTTTTTAAACCACCGTCAAATTCGGTGCTTGCTTCTTCAGGTGCTTCGTAAACGTTTTCGAATAGTTCTCTTAATCTCATGCTGGTTTCTTCCCTGGTGCCCAAGTAGTTGGAACAATCTTTATATTACCATATTTATGGTTTGGTTGAGCATAGCGAACGTAACCTTCTCCGTTAGTTTCCCATATCTCAGGTCGCCCCTGACTTTGGTATGCGGCATATACTTGGTCTTTCATATTACGTATGTCTTTGATTAACTTCAACATTGAGTCAAATGCACCGGGATGTGCTTTAATCATTGCAATGATATGTTCTTGTTTTTTAGTACTAATGCCCTTCTTAGACATCCAGTTTATAAACGTATCGCCGGTAATGCTATTGAAGCTTTGCTCATTGTTAGCATGTAAATTACTCATAGCATTAAAGAAAGGATAAAACACACCATTCTTATCTGGATCAGGCAAGCTGGCAATAAATGCATCGAGGTTGGCACCAACACCATCGACTTCGTTAATAACTTCGTCTATCAAATTATCAACTTGTGTTGTGTCTTGTCCGCTACCGCCCTTTGTGTAAACTGGGCCTTGAACAACAAGCCCTGCGGTTTGATTAAACATATCAAAGTCGTCTAGTGGTGTTTGTGTTCTGTCAGGAGCGCCAAATGTATCAAACATAGCATGTCCCACAACCATGACCTTAGCACTATTAATACGAGTTCCTAACTCGCCAGCTTTATCAACATAGTATCTTGTATTGCTTTTTGGATTAGGAGCAAATGTCCAGACTCCCTTAGAATATCCTTCCATTTTAATTAGCTCTTTGTTCAAAGCTGGATCAACACCAAACAAACTATCTGCATATACAAAACCAACAAAGTCTTTAGGAGTTGCCGCATCGAACAACGGATATAGGCCAGCAAAGTTGTTAGCAAAGCCTTGCCTTTGTTTTTGATCTTCGGGAGTTTTTGCCTTACCGCTCTGGTTAGCAATGAAATCGTATACTGCTTCTTTACTGTCGCCTTTAACTCCACGCGACCATTGATTGTGTCCTGCTAGTATTAACGGACCATTAGCAACTTCTCTACCCCAATATATCTGAGGGTTACCGTCCCACTTGCCTCTAACCGTAGTAGCACCTTCTTCTTCAGTGGCAATTTCTTTAAAATGATTTAATGCTTCTTTACTGCCTTTAAAGAATACCAAATGTTCTGGGTGATTAAACGGACGTCCATATTTTTCCATGCTGTCATCAACAGGAGCAGTCGCTTCACGAAGGAACAATTCTCTTAGTAACACAATTAATCCTTGTACTTTCCATCATCGTGATGGCTTTTAAATTCTTCAACCATCTTTTTACAAACTTCTCTTAGTTGTTTATCGTCTATGGATTCTGGAAGCTCTCGGATTGGAAATCGCTCAATGTAGTTTTTGTAGCCTTCTCGCACAGCATCTTGGAAAATGCTAGGAGCAATATCTCTATTTTGCTTAACGCTGGATATGCATTTACTGATACTTGGGTAAACGTGACGTCGATACGTATCATCGTCATTATTCATGAAGAATACCAAATCCTCCGTTAAATCGTAGTCAATCTCGCGACTGCCTTCTTTATCTTTAACAAAGTCTGAATCATCAAACTTTTTAGCTTCTAATAGTTCGTTAATGCGCATTTTTTAGCCCGTTCTTTATAGTCGCACCTAAGCTGTGCGGATAGTGTATTTATCGTAAACGGGATTTTAAGATTACGCTTTGATTATGCGTTCTACTTTGTTTATAGAGCCGCCCAAGTGCATTTTAGCCATTAAGAGATTATTATCACCTGTTAAGTAGAAATATGCACCACCCCAACTCCTATGTTTGCTTAATTCTTTCTTAACGCTCTTAGTTAACTTTAACTTTGCATTACCTTCTGCCCACTGTATAAATGCACTATGTTCTTGTATTGTTTTACCTATAGTAACTTTATAATCAAAGTTTATCTTAGGCATTATGATCGTATTTTCTTGTAGTGCTGTTGACACTGGTGGCAACGACACATATTTTACATTATATGGACTAAGTTTAGTTAATGCAGTTATATTTGATTTAGTGTTAGTGTAAATGCTAACCCAGGGAGATTCTACCCTAATGTACAACATCTTCTGTGATAGCATTAACTGAAAGTAATGGTACTTTATTAGATATTTTTGATTTAGCAATCAACTGTAATTGATCATTATCAACACTGATAGTTAACCATCCACCGCTTTTCAAATCACCAAACAACATCATCTTAGCAAGGCTACGTTTAATTTCCTTGTCAATCACACGTTGTAACGGTCGAGCACCCATCTTAGGATCAAAGCCTTTGTCAATTAACCATTCAGTGGCTTCTTTATTGATCTTAATACGAATACCCTTGTCTTTAACTTGTTCACGCAATTCGTCGATAAATTTAACAACAATTTTAGTCATTGTTTCTCTAGTCAACTTGGTAAATGTCATGATACCATCTAAGCGATTACGGAACTCAGGTGTTAAAAATTTCTTCAAGTCTGCATCTGAATAATCTTTTTCTTGTGCGCCAAAGCCAATTTGATTCTTTTCAGCGGCTTGTGCGCCAGCATTAGTGGTAAGGATAAGAACAATTTGTCTACAGTCTGCTTGCTTTCCGTTTGAACCAGTAATGAATCCGTTATCCATAACTTGTAACAATACGGTTGCAACGTCTGGATGTGCTTTTTCAATTTCGTCTAACAACAAAACTGCATTTGGATTTTCTTGGATCTGTGTAATCAACAACCCAGCATTTTCTTCAAAGCCAACATATCCCGGAGGACTACCAATTAGCTTAGAGATGCTGTGTTTCTCTTGATACTCTGACATATCAAATCGTAGTAGCTTAACTCCAAGATGTTTAGCAAGCGATTTAGCAGTTTCAGTCTTACCTGTACCAGTTGGACCCATAAACACAAAACTACCAATTGGCTTGTTTTCAGATTTTAGTCCGGCTTGCGATACCATGATCTTATCTACAATCTCAGTAATTGCAACTTCTTGTCCGTAAACATCGGACGCAATTTTTTCTTGTAGTGTGCTTAGGTTATGGCTTTCTGTTTCTGCAATAACTTCTTCGGGCATCTGGACCACACGACTTAATTCGTATTGGATTTCGTGTTCTGTAATAACTCGATCATCTGCAAGTTTTAAATTAAATCTTGAACAAGCTAAATCGATTAGGTCAATAGCTTTATCTGGCAACTTCTTATCTGCTTGATACTTAACACTCAACTTTATAGCCGCTTGTAGTGCATCATCTTTAATTTTAACTTTGTGGAATTCTTCGTAGTATTTTTTAATACCTTTAAGAATTTGTAATGTTACTTCTTGTGTTGGCTCGTCAACTGTGATACGTTGGAACCTGCGCATAAGCGCACGATCCTTTTCAAAATGCTTGCGATATTCTTCCCATGTAGTTGACGCTACAACTTTAATATTACCTTTGCTCAATGCAGGCTTCATCATGTTAGCCAAGTCATTTGCACTATTACTTGCGCTACCGGCACCGCTAATCATGTGTGCTTCGTCAATGAACAGAATAGTTTTGCCTTTCTTGGCAAGACCTTTTAAGACCATTTTAAAACGTTCTTCAAAGTCTCCGCGATACTTACTTCCGGCTAACATAGCACTAATGTCCAAGTTAAAAACTGTATAGTCTTTTAGAAAGTCCGGTACAGCACCCTTAACGATATTATAAGCAAGTCCTTCTGCTATAGCAGTCTTACCTACACCCGGATCTCCAACTAGAATCACGTTGTTTTTACTTCTACGTCCCATTGCAAGAGCAATATTTTCTAACTCGTCTATACGACCAATAACTGGATCAATCTTGCTTTTCTTTACTGCGTCATTTAAGTTTGTTGTAAATGCGTTTAATGCTTTGTTACTACCAGTATCTTGTTCTTCCACTTCGTCTTCTTCTAATGTATTGCTTAGGTAGTCTGCAAATTTGTCTTTATCAATGTCAGCTTGGGCTATATAAAAATTTGCCCAGCTACGTTTTTCACCCATCATGGCAAGGAACACATCTGTAGGTTCAATCCGCTGACGTCCGTTAAACAACACTTGCGTGAATGCACGATTTAAGATACGTTCAACTGATTGTGTTTTCTTAGGTTTAACTACAACATCTTGTACGGTAATTTCTGCACACTTATGCTCTAAGTACGATGCGAGATTCTTTTTAAGATCGTCTACATTAGTACCATAACCTTGGACACACTTACTAAATGACTCTTCGAGCAACATTGCAAACAACAAATGCTCAATCGTCAAATATTCATGATGTAGTTTTTTAGCAGTCTCTATTGCTTTTTCAAATACTGCTTGTAGGTTATCACTTGGTTCTACCATTTAGTTTCCTTTGTTTTTTCTGCGCCATCTTTAATTTTAAATCACTTACATATTCTGTAAATGTTACTCCGTCTAAGTGATCCAATTCATGTTGGAAACATCTAGCATCCAGGCCTTCAAGTTCTATTATACAGTCTTTGCCCGTGTTGTCAAGATATGCGGCAGTAATTTTATTATGTCTTTCAACTTTAAGCCAAAGATTTGGAAAACTTAAACAACCCTCTTCACCCGATATCTTATCGTTATCTCCGAACATGATCCACGGATTAAAACAACCTATTTCACGACCGTCTGTCAATTTCATAACAAATACTCTGTGTAATAGTCCAACTTGATTCCCAGCTAACCCAATTCCTCCACCGGAGTTCATAGTTTCTAGCATTTCACGTTCTACTGCCTCGGCATTAACATGTTGTTTGAAATCCCAACGTACTGCCTGTTGCTTTAGTATTGGATTAGGGTCTTTGATTAATTCGAACATCTAAATCTTTTAACTCTTGAATTAGCGCCGGATCAGTAATTGATGGCGTTCTAATGTTTATAAAAATTACAAATCGACCTTTATTACCAGAATGAGGATTTGAAAACCCCTGTCCTAAACTAGCATACTCAGTACCTGACTCTACTCCTGCACGAACATCGATTGTTAACTCTTTACCTGTAATAAGATGTGCAGTTTTTTTACATCCAATCATAGCCTCGATTGGTGTAACGTGTATAGTAGTAATTAAATCGTCACCTTCTCTACGATAGTTTACATCGGGCAACACAACTACTGTTACGTTTAAGTTTCCTCTTGGAGCTCGAGGTTCACTGTCATCACCTAATCCGTTATATC